CCTGTAGATTAGCTGCGACGCTACAGGACGTTCTTGTCTCTCGAAGTCAGAAGTTGGGAGCACAACGTGCTCCTGAGATCTGAACCACTCGTACAAGCCGTATTCGCCATCATATCGGTAGTTATCCGAACGGCGTTTAACGGAAGGGACCTTCCATTCATCACGATGCAAGGTAGGATTAAACCTATCCGGAGCAACGGGAGGAAGGAAGGATCTCTTTGCGATGTGGACGTCAGGCCTTGGTACGGCTCGCCATTTGGTGATACCCGAAAGGATATCATCGCAGTGGCGGACCGTCCTCCAGAGACCGGCTGAGTAAGCCCGATTTCTGAAGGAGGCAAACGCTTCAATGAGAGATGCATCGTCGGCCCGAGAAGAAGGCACCTCATGCTTGAGGCGCACTACGTTAACCGAATGGCCAGCGTAGTATTCTTCTCCGCAAGACTCTCTGAATCGACCGATCCAGAAAGACTTGTTCCGATTGACTTTCAGCCCAAGGGCCTCGAGTCTATCGATTACCGATTGTGCATGTATAGTGGGGACAATCAAGTCATCACCATACACGGACACCTGACCCCTTAGCTTTCGGGGCGAGTGCACTTTCATGCCGCTCTCCATCAAGACAGAGATTATGATGGTCGTAAAGACCATCGCCTCTATCGGGAAGGTAAGAGCGGATCCCATGGAAGCAAACTTACGAATGGGGTAACGAACCCCTCGTACGTCAGCAACCTTACTCCTAGTGGCTGAGAGATATTCCGCAAGGTGCGGAAATCCGTCCACCAGTAGCGCAACAAGCGGAACAGAAACCCGATCAGATGCCTCGGAGAGATCCAGAGTCGCAAGACTCTGGTTCTCAGAGGCAATCTTAGCGAGTTCCTGATTCCGACCCTGGTCCGTAAAACCCAGAACTTGATTCCAGTCTGAAGAATTAACTTCAGAGTAGATCAGGTCCTTCAAGCCTTGCTGTGCATACTGCACAGTAGAGGGCTCGATGGCGATGATCCGCGGAGTCTTCTGTGTTTTCGGTACATGGGTCACCCTTACAGGTGTCTCATCACAGGGATCGATGAGTCCTTGGTGCAATCCAAGCGGTAGATTAGAGCGGTACCTCCATGACGGAAATACCGACTCTAACCGAGCCGTCCAATAGCCGAACTCAGCCCTCTCGGGATGGGTGAGTCTATCAGCGACAGCACC